CTTCCCGAATTCGGGATTCTCGGTGACCATCTGGCTCAGGGCTTCGGGCGTGACGATGGCTTCCGGCTCGAGATCGAAGTCCGGCTCTTCGACCGCGGGCTTGGCTTCCTCGGGCTTGGGTTCCGCATCGGGCGCAGGCACTTCGGCGGGAGCCGCTGCCGGGTCGGGTACCGCGACCGGCTCATCGCCGACTACCGGCGCGGCGCCGTCTTCCGCCGGGATGGCCGACAGCTTTTCCTTGAGCACCGCGGCGGCATACTCTTCGTTGATGGCGTACTTGCTGGGATCGATGGCCGAGATGACGCCGGAGCGGCCAATGGTCTGCGGTTGCGTAGCTGCCGGAGCTGCCGCCGGGGCGCTGGAAGGGGCTGCTGCGGGCGCGGGAGTGCTTGCCGCCGCTGGTGCGGGGGCTGCGATGGTTGCTTCTGGCATGTTTCCTCTTTACTGAACTGTGGTTTTATCCGCCGCGATCTGTTCGACCTTCGCGGCCAGATCAACAAGTTTTCCGGCCGCAGCTACCTGCGCCTGCAAACTCGATCCCTTGGGCAGCGCCGGGGTGGCTGCTATCTTCAGCAGGTCGCCCATTGCCGGGGCCGCGTCCTGGCGTACCATCGCGAGCATGTTCTGCTCTTCGGGCGATAACTGCGGCGGCGGCTTGGGCGGAGGGGCAGCCGCCATGTGCCCGGCTGCCAGAGCAGCACCCTGCTGCTGCGCCTGCTGCACGTTGAAGGCGGTCTCCATCGCCGTCGCCGCGGTGAGGTAGGCAAGGATGTTCTGGAAGCCCTTGGGAAAGTCCTCGGCAATATCGAAGTTTTCCTGGCAATACTGGCGCACCGTCGCCTTGAGCACGGTGAAGTCATCGATGTCCTTGTCGGGCATAATCGACGGCATCATCCGGCCGCTGGGTTGATTGGTTTGCGGGTCGATCTGCGGCGCCGGTTCGGCTTCGAGCAGCTTGTCGATTATCTGCAGCGTCTTCGACCGCATGGCCTGCCCGGGTACCACCATCCCAGGTACGCCCAAAGCCATCGCCGCCTGTTCCTGGTTCGAAGGATCATCGAACACCGCCTGGAATGCAGGATTTTTCTCCATCGCTTCGAGCATGTCCATCCAGCGCTGTCTCAGTTCCGCCGCCGTCACCGGCAATCCCTGGTCGGTGTCGCTGAAGGCATGAATGCTGCCCTGCAAGTCATCCAGGTGCACGTAATCGTTGCGGAAGGCGCCGCCCTTCTCCGCGATCACCTGGCGCATATCGTCGGTCAGGTTGTCCTTGGCGCACTCGACCGCAATCTCGTCCGCCGCGGCATGCTCTTCCTTGATGTTTTCCCAGTAGATATTCAGCTTGCCCAGCGCGGTGTTCAGTTGCTGCTGCTGGCCGCCGAAGGTTTCGATGTGCTCGTCGCCCTCGCCGCCATAAACCTGCGGGGGAATCCCGGCGAACATCTGCGCGTTGTAGGCCAGCTTGTCCAGGTAGCTGAAAGCTTCCTGGTGCATCTCGAATTGAAACTGATACAGCGCGTCGGCCATCCTCATCGCGCCCGGAGCCCCTGTGCGCTTGAGTTTCACCAGGTTAAGAATCCCCGGCAGCATGGGCTTTCCCTGAAGTGACTTGGTGTCGATCAGGTCGGCATTGGCCAGCGTCACGCCCGCAGAACAGCGGTCCATGAACTCATGCAGGATGTTGGCCATATCGTTGTAGCGCTTCTGAAAGGGCACAACGATGTCGCCGATCGACGGCGGGTACAGTCCAAAGCCTTCGTGCGTGCCTGCCCAGGTCCACTCCTTGCTGAGGTCCGCTTCCCGGGCGCTGAGGAAGGTGGCTCCGGTATTGATCAGCAGCAGCCCGCTGGGATAGGTCTTGCGCATGCGCTTGCCGAATTCCTGGTCATCTTCGAGGTCGAAAGCCCAAGGCTGGATCCAGGTCCGCGACAGCGTGGGTCTCTGGTCGGAAAGAATGCTGGTGTACGCCGTGGTCTGCGAGTACACCTGCTGGCGGGCAATGCGATCGATGCTGCCGTTCGAGGACAGCTCGCTGGTGGCGCTGGCCGCGATCTGGTCGTACATATCGGGATAGGCCGCCCGCAGCGCTCCCAGGTGCACTTCGACTTCGAGATTCAGGATTGGCGTCTGCCGCAGGTTGTTCGCCGCCGGATCGCAATCCACTTCGAGCGGGCAGTAGAGGTTCTGCGCCACCATGCCGTTGGGCACTTTCTTTTCGCCCACCTTCTGCACCACTGGGCCGGTGACAGCGGGGAAGAATGAATCCTTGCCCAAAGGCTGGCCGCAGTTCTGGCACTGCGCGGTCTGCGCCGGATTATCCTTCCCGCAAGCAAAGCAGTGCATGCGAGCGGGCATGATCTCGGTCTCGGTCTCGTTGTAGATCGGCTCCTTTTTCGTGCCTGCGCGGTCGGCATCGACCACATAGCGCGTGTGGCGGAAGACCGCGCCGGTGGTATAGAGATACAGCAACTGTTGCTTGAGCAGCGATTGTTCCCGGTTCTGCTGCTCGATGATGGAAATCAGCGTCTGCGCCGCCTCGGCCGTGGTGGTGTCGGCCAATTGCTCGGCATCTTCCGGCATCCACTTCGACTTAGGCACCTGCGGAGCGAGTGCCGCGACAAAGCCGGTGGCCAGCATTTGGTAGAAGTTGTTGCAGTACTGGTAGAGGTCTTTGTCATCGGCGTTCTGCGAATGCTGATTGTTTCCACCCGAGGTGGAACCAATCCAATCCGTCGCATCGAAGAACGATGCGTTTCCCCCGGCGAAGGAAATGAATTGATTTCCTTTGAACATTTCCAGGTTCTCGATGCAGCGCTGCATCAGGACCAGCCGGTCCTGGGACCATTGGTCCTTGTAGCGGCGCACCAAAGCGATCAGGCGGCTCTGGTCCTCTTCACTGAGGTTGGCGCTGTTCTGCGACTCATCCGCCGTGCCTTGCATGGGCGCACTGGGGGTGTGCTCCTGGGAAGGCTGCGGTTCTGGTATCTGTGTCTGCGAGGTCTGGCTTATATCAGCGCCGGGGAGGGTGGCCATTTAGTTGGGTTGTTTTCTTCCTAGCGCTTCCGCCTGATCGAGTGCTGCGTTGACCTTTGCCTTTTGCGGCTCATCGCTGGCCACCCACTTCACCTGCGGCCCGACTTTGAGCTTGTTGTAGTCGCGCTGCTGCTTGCGGGTGATGGCGGCTGCCAATTGCGAGGGGCGGTGCCGGTATCTTGCTTTCAGCATCGCGACCTCGTCCGCGTCGGGGTCAGTTGCTTCCTCCTCGGCTTCCGTACTCAGTGATGAATCGAGCGAGGATGGCAAGTTGAAGAGCGTTCCACCCAAGCCAAGCAGAGCTAGGCGATCGAGCAAAACTATCCGCTCCTGCTTCAGGTCGGAGAGCTGCGAGGTCAAAAGGCCCATCATCGCCTCGTGCGAAGAGCGGGAAATCCATGGCCACCTCATCAGTTGCATCCAACGTTGAAGACATACGCCGTCGAAGCCGTGGGCGCAGTCGCGACCGTGGCCGTAAGCACCGTGGTGCTGGCCGACAAGGTAATCGGCACGGGAAAGTTATTCGCGCCCACGCTCTGCACCGTGCAATTCAAATTGCCGCCGCCGGGCGAAGCCGTGCCCACGGTCTCGGTGAACAGCGTCCCCGTGGTGGTCGCGGTGCCGGTGGTGACGTTGGCGGTCATGATGTTGCCCGAAGACCCGGCATTGTTCGAGGTGGTGGGCGAGCTGCCTGCGGCCGCACCCGCTGCCAGGGTGGGCGAGGCAATATTGTTGATGGAGTAATTAGGCACGTAATGAGTGCCGTTCCAGCGATAACTTACCGGCGGCGCGATGGTCACGTCGGTCAGCGTGACGTTGGCGTTCCCCGCAGCCGCATAGGCAGTGGCCGCCCCGCCGCCGAAGGCGTGGTAGACCGAGTCCAGCTCGATGACGTTCAGCGCCGAGGTCAGGGCCACGGCGTTAAGCGCTTCCTGTAAGCCAGCGGTGCCCGAGCCGATGTACCACGGCATGGTGTGCGCGTTCGATGGCGAGAGCGTGGCCGTGCAGGTCGATCCGGCCACGATGGCGGTGGGAGTGATGACTTCATCCGCCGCCGTGTTGCCGGGGTCGTAGATCTTGATCGGCGTCGACGCGGCGACGGCGTTGAAGTTGGTCCCGCCCGCGGTGACCAGGCAGGGGCTGAAGGAAACCAGCGTGTTCGAGCCCACGGCCAGGTTCTGGTTGCCTTGTACTTTCCAGTTGTTGAACTGCGAGGCCACCCCGAGGTGAGTGACGGTCTGCGCCTGCCCGACTGCGGCCACGCATAACAATGCAGTTACGATCCTACGAATCATGTGTTTTCTCTCCCCTGTTGAAAAAATCTAGTGCGCCTGTTTGGCCTTCAACTGCGCAATCTCAGTCCTGAGCTCCTGGATCTCCGCGTCCAGCTTTATGTTCAACTCCTGCAGCGCGGCGGTATTGATCGCGGTGAGGTGCTGGTAATCGACGCTCTCCAGCACTCCCTTGTCGGTGTAGGCTGCAATCCGCGGATCGACCTTCTCCACGTCCTCGGCGATGAACCCCACATGCATCCGGCTGCCATGCTTAAAGGAAGGCACGTAGCGAAACTGAACCGGCTTGAGCTGCATCACCTCGCTCAGCGCATCATGGAGCGGCGCGATGTGGTACTTGAATTTGCGCAGGGAGGCCACGCAGGCCGTAGCGTCGTACTCGATCACCCCGGCGTTGTAGCAGACGTAATCGCCCGTATCCGCATTGGTCAAGCCATTGAAGGTGACCGCTCCGGTGACCGTCTCCGTGCCGGCCATAAAGACATCGCCCGCATAGTCCACGCGGAAGCGCGTGCTGCCCCCGTTCACAAACAGATTGATCAGGTGGCCGGTAAACCCGGAAGGAGCGTTGATGCCGAATTCGGTCCCCGTCGAGCTCAATGTGGTTACCGCCGCGCCGTCGTTGAGGTAGACCAGGGGAAAATTGGTGGTGGTCGAGCCGCCGGTGTAGGGAGCGCCGGTCCAAGTCTCCGCCGGGGTCGAAGCTGCACCGGCTGTACTGTTCGTCTGTGCTGCGGTAAAGGTATTGGCTGAGCCAAGCAGCGCTGGTAGGGCGAGTGTCCACTGAGACACGCCGGCCGAGGGCGCGCCATAAATCTTCACTTGTCCGGCAGATGGACCGCCGCTGGTTGCGTTGGCTGGCTGCTCTGCCCAGCCGGTATAGGTGGTCTCCGCGGGGCCCATTATGCCCCACGTGTTTGCCGCAACAGCTTGGTTGGCAGTATTGCCCACCCAGTTGGAATAGGCTGCATGCACGCCGTCAGAGGTGGCAATGAAGCCTCCAGAGGCGGTGGACGATCCGGTAACACTGAGTGAGTGGTCGAAGGCGTAAGTCAATCCTCCCGACGGCACGGCGCTATCGGCTGACCATTGATAGGTCGCGGTGGGGCTTGCTCCGGAGCCAAAGTTTAATGCTTGAATAACCCCGAAGGACTGCGATGCGGAACCTGTAAACAAAGTTCCCTGCACGTCTATCGACGGTGAGCCGTAATTCTGCCCGCTGGTGGCCGGCGTCTGGTTGGCGAAGTTCCACTGGTATCTCCCCTGGTTTCCGCCACTGCCGTTGAGGTTGCCGGTCTGCGCGAAGGTGCCGCCGCCGCCGCTGTTCATCTGAAACTGAAATCCGTTACCCCAGAATCCGTCGCTGAAGCTATACGTGCTGGCCACGACATCGGCGGTGTTCGCAGCGGTGGGGTAGATGTGATTGCAGTAGACCGTCTCGTAAATGTGGGCGAAGCCGGGCACGGGATCGCCTGCGTCAATGCTGCCGGCTGCAGAGCTCAGATGGGTGTACCCGTTGAAGGAAGCCTGGTTGCCGCAGCTATCGCCGAAGATGCTGATGGCGTAAGGAGCACTGACGGGGGAGCCGTTCACGGTTCCAAAATAGTAGTCAGTCAGCCCCAGCTGCAGCTGGTTCCCGTATTCAAATTTGGTTCCGTAAATATTTTCAATGTTGCTGGCTCCCTCGAAATCGAAGCCGTGAAAGAAGATGGTGTCCATCTGGGTTTCGTACCAGTTGTTGTTACCTGAGTCCTGCACTCCAACCATGGTCCCGATGGGGTGCAGGTTATAAAATTTGTTCATGCCCGTGATGTTGGCGGCAAAGAAACCGGCAGTCGAGCCGATGCCGCCATCGGTCAG